ACCACTTGAAGTCGAAGTTCGTGACATCGACGGTGCAACGATTCTTCTGCAGCTCCTCCATGCAGTCCAGGCATTCTCCCATGAGTCCAAAGTTGCCTTTGTGCTTGGTCGAGCCCTTGCGGTGCCAAGGACATTGGAGTTCGTTCGACACGTGGTACGAGATCTCGAATTGCCTAGCGGCTTGGGGATGATCCGCGATTAGCTGTTGAATCGACTGATCAACATGCGTCCAGATCTCCGCCAAGTTATCCCGGTTTTCTGTTTCTGCAACCTCTTCGTACGTTTCGCGATTACAGATGCGCCGTGCTGTGTGGTACGGAATCTGGTACTTCTTCGAGAGCGCTGTCACCTTCGCTCCGTCGTCCCACTCTTGGCGCAGTTGGGTGATCAGGGTGGTGTCGAGCCCTGCTGACCGGCGACGGGTGTTCTCGAGCGCGACATCGCTTTTGGTGCCCCAGTAGTAGTGGCTGGGGTTGAGGCAGTAAACAGACTGACAGCAGGCTCGTCTGACGATCAGATCGGTCTCTGAGGACGGGTAGAGCCCCCCTAGGGCCATTAGCAGCGGCCTGGCGTCCCTTCCCCGGTAATTCAGCTTGAACCCATGGCTGTGGGTGTATCCGCTGAATGCTGCGTGGCTCAGCTTCCGCATGCACCAGCAGGCGTCCCTTCCGAGGTATTTGACGCCCACTTGGAGGCTTTTGGCGACCGTCATGGCGTCTGAGGGACCGAGAGAGGCCTCCAAAAAGGCGTTTAAGACGGACATTTTGGTAGGGGGTAGGCGTGTGTGCTGCAAATTGTACGCGAAACCCCTGTTGTGTCAACGGATCTTGTGTCAACAGCCACTTGACGAAAAAAAAGGCCCTTTTTATTTCTTTCTAAGGAGTAGTGGGTTATTCAGTGACTGTAAAAAACGGAGTGATTATGGGTTATACACCCACTGATTAACCCCTCCTTCCTATAGCGCTAAGTGAAACCCCCTTAAAAAATGATCAAGTGGCTGTTGAGAGCAATTCGCTTGTTCCAGAAGGATTCCCCCTGGTTTTGAACCGGGTAATGGCTGTCCCCCTACCGAAAAACGCCCCAAATCAGACGGCTTGAAGTCCGAATCGGGATGGTCCGGGTGTGATTTTGGTAGTGGGTTATTCAGTGAGTGTTTATGCGGAATCAGTCCGCTTTAGACAGTCAGTGAATAACCTCATATATAAGGTATATCGAGCTCAGGCTACTCTTCCGGCTTTGGTTGATACAGTTCCTCGAAAGTTTCAGCGTAAGTTTGGGCGCAATGCCAAGGTTCTACGTAGCGGCATAACGATCCGCTGGGATTGCACACCCTGTGTACCTGATTCCCGTGCATATCATCACCAAATTCTATTGTCGTACCGTTGGGGTACGTCATGACTACATCCATGACTTTCATTCGCCAGTGTTACTATTGTAGAAAGGTTTCTTGCAAGAAAGATTGCTTTCTTGGCTAATTAAATGGTTTTACCTTTCGTAGTTCCCGCTCTTAGTGCTGCTCAAGGTCTTACGACCGCAGCTGGCATCGCTATCCCTACGATCCTTAGCGGCGCTTTCTTGAGCCAATACCTGAAAGGCGGTCGGTTGAAGACTCCCGAAGGTGGACGCATGAGTCGCCTAGGTGTACTGGGACCCCTTCCTGGCTCCAAAGAGTACAAGGAAGACATGAAGGAAATTGAGACAGCTTTTACGCCAATCGGAGCCCAGCCCCCTACTCCTGGCCTTGACTTAGCTCGCCCCAAACCGTTCGCGATGACCTCCGAGGGTCAGTTTGAGCGCTATTTCAAGACTCCCGAGATGGACCAGTACTTCGGTGCTGAATCTCGCGGAAAAGGCGCACCTGCTGATGCGGCGGCCATGGAAAAGCTTGCATTCGAGCAGAAGGCTCCTATGGATGCCCCTCTCGCCACCTACTACCGCGCACAAAGCGCTGCTGGCCGTGGCAACATGCCTGACATTGTCGCTGGTATCACAGCTGGTAAGGGTGAGAAGGAAGCAGCTGCTCTGACCAAGTGGGCTGAAGCTAATCCGATGCTTGCTCAGCGCCTGTACGCCAAAACCAACGTCGGTTACGACACTCCTCGGATGTCGCCCGAATCCGAAGCAATGCTGAAGGCGGTCGGCGGTGAACAGGGTGAATTCATTACACGTCAGCCTGGTCCCAACATGCCTGTTGGTGATACCGATATTGAGCAGTACGAAGGCGAAAGGATCATTGAAGCCATCAATGACGAGAAGGCCCGTAAGTCCGGTTCGGTTCGGGATCGTGCCGATGAGTTCGTCGGCAACCTCTATTCCTCTTACATGAAATGATGTACAACCCAGCTGGTTACGATCCGAGCGGTTTCTCTACCCCTGACTTGGGGGATCCCCGCCGTCAAGAGAAGCTTCCTGGTGGTTACGCCACTCAGGGTCAGGCCGTCAGCGCTCCATATGCTGAAGCAAATATGAAGGCGGCTGAAAAGACCAACCCGATGAACGCTGCTTCACAGGGTGTAGGCAAAGATTTTCTTAACAATTACCTGTCCCGCGCTGCTGCTTAAGTACTGAAAATGGGTGACAACGATTTTCCTACGGTGATGGCCAATGGCGGTAATGGTGTTGGCTTCCTGCGTGAATACCTGCGTGGTTTTCAAAGTTATCAACAGGCAGGCACGGATATTCCTTCTCGGAAAGTCCGCACCGACTACGGCCAAGAGCAAGCTGGACCTTTAGTTTCCCGTACTCGCGTTTCCTGATCATGTCTTTCCAACCTACTGATTCCGCCTACAAGAAATTCGGTGTTCTCCAGGAGCAGCCCCAGGACATGCGCGACATGTTCCCCATCCGTGATCGTGTCGATGCTTTTGTGCAAGGATTAGGTCAAACTGGTGAAGACATGGCACGCATCCCTCTTGCAGGTAGTCCGCGTACAATCCAGTATTCACCTGCCAACGCAATCCTGAAAGCGCCTCACATTGATTCTCCGTACATGGATCAATTAATCCAGCGTCGTTTCAGACCTCTGAGTGCACCTATAGCAGGACCGCAATTACCTGGGTTTCTTTAATAATGCCTACTCGACTCATCAAGAAGTACATTGAAGAGTTTGCGAAGTTTCTCCGTAATCAACAGGATTACGATGACTTCGAGTACGGCACAGAGGTTATACCTGGCGATAAAACGTGGGTGAAGAAGGGAGAATGCGAGAGGTGTAAATCTTGTACCTGTAAAATAGAGTCAACGGACTGAAGTTATGTCACAGACAAAAGTCGAACTTATAGCAGGACGGGAGTCGCCGCTTACTTTCCCTTCAGGGAACGGCTCAAATGGTCAATATTTGCAGGGAGATGGTTCTGGTGGGTTGAGTTGGCAGTCGATCTTGACTCTCGGGACAGCAACCAATGTTTCTGGCACTGAGACTGAGATTGATTTCACTGGGATTCCTAGCTGGGTGAAGCGGGTGACTGTGATGTTTAGCGCCATAAATTTAAGTGCTGCAACTTCTATTATTATTCGATTGGGGGATTCTGGAGGCATTGAAACTGCTGACTATGACTCTTCGTGCTCAAGTTTGGGTAGTGCAGTATCGTCGAATACTTCAGTTGTTGGACTGCTGCTCGCAAGCTATGGAACGGCGGCTGCAACATTCAGTGGTTCAATAACAATTTCAAACCTTTCTGGTAACCAGTGGGTAAGCTCTGGCGTTTTAGGGAGAGATGATGCGGCGGCAACTCATACATCTGGAGGTAGAAAAGAATTAAGCGGCACCCTTGACCGCATTAGAATTACAACTATTAATGGAACGCACACGTTTGACACCGGTAGCATCAATATTATGTACGAGGGTTGATCATGGAACGCATAGAAATTAACGTGCAAACTGGCGAGCAGAATGTCATTCCTTTAACTCCAGAAGAGATTGCAGCAATTCAGGCATCACAGCCGACAACTGCTGAACTGATGGAGCAACTCCGCCAACACCGTAACCAACTTCTTACCGAAACCGACTACCTCGGTCTTCCCGACCTTGGTGGTTTCTCTGTAGAAATGATGGCGTATCGCCAAGCCCTGCGCGATCTACCGGCTAATACCGTGGATCCGGCTAACCCCGTTTGGCCTACTAAGCCTGAATAGCTATCGACCAAAGAACCCGCGATAATTGGCAGAAGGTCAAGCTAGCCTTGGAAAAGGCCGGTAAGACCGACTGCCATTTTTATTCCAGGGCTGTAGCAATCTGTAAAGGCGGTGCAGACCCCGGACCTACTCTCGCCCCTCCGGGAGAATAGTCGGGGACTTAGCAAACTTCTCGTCACTTGCACGCACTGCGAGGCCTTTCACAAATGGACGGCCCTGCTTGCAGAACTGACGGATGTTCTGGAGCCCAAGCTGGTTAGAGCAGCAATCCAGAAGCAGCGCAATAAAACGCTTCTGACCAACAGGCTTCGATCCCGTGTCCTCGCAATAGGAGCAGTAGCTCGGATACAGGTGAAACTTACTGTTCAGGTAACGCTCAGGCTCATCCTTAGCGGCAGGAATCTTCTTACCAACAGCTGAGACAGCCTCTGGAGCATGAACCACTTCGGACTGCAGCCACTCAACGAGGTTGTTGCTGTTCAGCATGATCTCGTTTCGCACCCGCTTCAGGGACGGCACCTTTTCGTAGGTATCCAGCAGGTATTCGCGCATTTCCTGCTCCGTCATGGCCAAAACCCAATTGACCAAGCCGGGTAAATAATCCTTCCATAAGCCCCTTACGATGCCGTTGTCGAGCTTGATCATCTCTTTGGCTTCGGAGCTCTTGTCGTAGAGAGGGCGATTGAACTCCAGCGTCAGGCGACGGCGGGTGAGACCTGAGGTGTTGTCGGTGGTCTGGATGGGTTCGTTGGCGCAAACCATGACCATGCCGGTGTAAACGAAAGGCTCACCGACGTTCTTGTTTTTCTCCTCGTAGCGGAGGTTGTCACCACCGGTCAGCGCCTTGAAGATCTGAGCAGAACCGCCATAACGCTCCGAATCGTTAATCAGAGTGAGACGTTTGCCCTTGATTGACGCGACCTCGAACCGAGATTGCTCCAGCTGGTTCAGGGTGGTGCTTCCATAGTTGCCGTGACCCACCAATGCGCAGCAGAGGTTGGCGAAGGTGGACTTACCGCGACCGCCAGGACCGACGACCTCGAGGAAACGCTGCAACTCATGGCCGCGTCCCATCAAACACGCACGGAGCCATGCCCGTAAGACCTGTACACGCTCTTCGTCGCCGTATTGGGTACGACGTAACCAATCGATGATTGGACCGGGCTCAGCGTGGGGATCGTATTCAAAGTCGAGGCCCCAAGTCATGTAATGTTCACGGTCATGATCCATGAATTCACCGGAGCTGATCTCCAGAACACCGTTGCTGAATGCGAGGCGATCGGTATCGTCATCCCAGTAGGGGTGAACCAGTAGCGCTTGGCTCAGCGAGACAACATCTGACAGGAGGTGGGAGGTGTATCCACTTGGAGCTGAGATCTCCTGAGTGACGAAAAGGTTCTGAACCTCACCCCGGAATTCATTTTTGTATTGTTCCCGCCTCCAGACGCCCTTTTTGCTCTGGTAGAACATGAACGTGTCGAAGCTGGGGTCATATCGCCATCCGATCTCATAGACTTTGCCAACGACTATGTCAGTGAGTTCGGAGGCAGGTGGTGTCTTTGGCTTGCCCTTCCCCTTGGCAATTTTCTCGACTTCGAAGCCCATGCCCTCGTCGGGTTCAGGCATCATTTCCCGAAGCATCTGCTGCATGCTTCCGGAGTTCCCAAAGGAAATATCCATGCCGTCAAATAGGTCTGCAGCTTTCTGCGCCAGAACCTCTGGGGACTCAACGACAAAGCCGCCAAGTTCTAAGAAACCATCTTCCTTGGCCTTAGCTGCGAGAGTGGGCAGACCCCTTGCGCCCTCAGGGCTCGGACCACCCGGCAGTCTTTCAAAAGAGGACCATTTGTCTTCGCAGACGCCCTCTTGGAAGTTTGGTGCAAGCTGGGACCACTCGACCCAATCCGCAAGCAGAGAGTCGTCGATTTGGTGGAGGGCCATGCCGACAGCCAGCCACTCTTCGTAATCGACAGCACGATCTTCGCTGAGGTGAGCGAGGAAGATTCGAGCCTCATTGATGGCCTCTTCCAGCTGAAACTTCGAACCTTCTTCGTAGTGGAGGTTGATTTGCTGGGTGATGACCCCGCCGGTTACAGGCTTCCGGTACTTATTGGTCGGGAAAGCCTTGGCGATTGCGTCATACAACCAATCCGGCAGCTCGGGAGGATTCTTTGCATACTCGAAACCGCCGTGCTTGGTCGTGAAGTATCCGTCTGTTTCCGGGTGGGTGCCCATGATGGCCCCCTGCCTGGAGCGGTACAGGATCTCGAATGACGGGACCCCGATCTTGATGGTGGCTTTATCGGGAAGAAGGCTGAGCTTCGCGCTCGGGATTTTATAAAGGAGTCGCTGCCTTCCTTCTTTACCCGACGAAATGCTGAGAGTCGGCGGTAAGACAGTATCGAGCGGACCACCAGCAAGCGCTTCTAACGCTGGGATCGCATCTGGACCATCGATATCAACCCAAACCAGACCGAATTCATTAGACCACTGACCTGTCATTAGGCCGACGCCACTAGCGCGACCTTCTTCAAGTTCAGCCTTGATCTCTTCGACAGAGAAAGGTTTTTGTGTCCAGCCCGCTACATAAGCCCGCTTGCCCTGCAGAGGAGTCAGAGCCCAATCTTTCGGAATCAGATCGAGATTGATCTGTCCCGGCTGAAGTTGCTTCTTAGGTGGACGGGGCTCTGAGCTGGCTGTCACTTCTCTGTTATTGCAGGCGTTTTGGGGGGACGACAGAGTGAAGGTAGCGCGATTCTCTCGATCTGACTGCCCGACAATCTGAAGTCTTTCTGTTTTCCAAGGTAGAAGGCATACATCTGTGCTCGAGGGCACATTGCGTTGCTGAAATCAGCCCTCAACCCTCCTCCTCATTGGAGTTTTGTGACGGGAGGATCTCGCCGTAATACTTTTCGACGGTCTCCAGCCACTTGTTTTTGTACTTCTCAATCGTTCCGCCTTGTACAGCAAATACCTGTGAGCGTTCGCGTGTTGCAACAAAAATCATCAGGATTTGAGGCGTGATGTTGCAGGTGTGCTCGAGGCCGAGGGCGTAGGCGCCCATTTGCAACATGCACTTCTGGTACTTCATGAAGCCAGCTCGCTTCATCCCGTACTCACTGCGCGGTGTTTCTGGCCCTGGCCACTTGCTGAAGTACAGGCCGTTACTGGTTTTCAGGTCACCCAGAACGATCTTCCCTTTGTATTCCGCGACGATGTCAGGCGCCCCAGCCCAGCCCCAGTTCTCTCCATCTTTCACCCCTGGGTGCCAAACCCGAGAGATGCCATCGCCTCCCATGGTCCAGGGATAGGCGTCACCAACCGGGTTCTCAGCCCAGATAACTCGGCCAAGTTTGTCCAATTTCTCCGGAAGGCCGCTCCAGAACTGGGCGATTTCCTCGTTGTCGATTTTTGGATTCTTCTCAATGCCGAGCAGATATTCCTCCATTAAGGAGTGAACTTTCGTGCCTCGAGCTGCTGCAGCTTCCCGCCCACCGGGGTTTTTCTTCGCCCACCTCTCAAGTGCAGCCTTGTTTCCTTGCGTCGCCGACAGAATCGTGGTGACAGAAGGCAGTGCACCAAAGGGGGTCTTGTAATGCCGCGATCCGTTAATCGTTAATCGCGTGTCACCCTCAGATCGGTAATCCAAGAACTGCGTGTAATCGTTCTTGGGAGAATACGAAGGGTGAATCTTCGTCTCCTCGGGTTCGGCGCTAGATATTTTTTCCCCTTTTTCGATCACAGCAAGGGACATTAGGGTGATCGCAGGTGCCTGAACTTACCGGACAACCCTGTCCCTGTCTAGGATTTCGGGACAGTGAAGTGCTCCTAGAATGCACAGAAAACTACCAGTTACTGCGGTGCATGAGTTTCCTCAGGTCATAGGGAAGCACGCTCTGTTTGAGCTCCATGGGGGAAACCCGAACCTGTTAAATGACGAAGAATTTGTGAAGAGTGCACTGATTGAGGCGGCGGAAGTCGCTGGTGCAACCTTATTAAGCCTGGTTTCGCATAAGTTTTCTCCTCAAGGCGTCACTGCAGTTGCGCTCCTGTCGGAGTCACACATTTCACTGCATTCTTGGCCTGAGTACGGCTTTGCTTCGATTGATTGCTACACCTGCGGATCTCACACGGATCCCGAGGCGGCGTGCAAAAGCTTAAAAGATGCTTTCGAAGCGACGTACAGCGCTATTCGTCTGCTACAGCGCGAAGGTCCAACCCTCAGTGAACTAGTCGCCTAGTCGTGCTCGATGTCCTGGGGACGCTCGGCAAAAGCATTGTCGATATTGGCCGCAAACTGCATCGATTGGAACTGACCAACGTGCTTTTGAATCCTGGCGTGAATATCGAAGGCTGATTTAACGGCGTCTTCAGGCCCGATCATCAGTTTTGAGTTAGCCAGCAGTCCTGCGGTCAGGATCGTGATGGCCAATTCTTGAGGATTGGTCGTGAAGGCGCGGAGGGAACGACCGTTATCCGTAAATGACGAGAGCAGGAAATTGATAATTTCCAAATTCGGGTCGCTTTTAGGTGCCTCGCTCATGGTTGGTCCTCCTGTTCTCGGACGTGGTAGAGGGTGATGGTGTTCTTCTTGATGACAGGAACTAGAAGTCCTTCATCCTTTAATGCATTGATTCGACGCTGAATCGTGCGGTGGTTACGTTCAAACTTTTGGACAACTTCGGTAATAGGAATGAGGACAAACTTGTTGCCCTCAAATTCCGTTGCGATCTCTAGCAGGTAATCATGGATGTCCATTGCAAGGGCATCCATGAGGTCAGTCATCACCGGGCGTGCCACTTCTTTGCAACCACGTTTTTAGTTCAACGTTGATTCTACGGGTACCTTACTCCGGTACTGAATCCGTTTCTACCTTCCGCTGATTGTACTTTTGGACACCATGTTTGGCTGTCTGCAGGTCCATCGTCCAGCAGCGCTCCCAGTCGTGGGCTTCACTGGGATAGCCATAAAGTACATGACCCGTGTTGCCATGCTTGAGGCTACGGATCTCATATCCCTCGAATTCGATTGAATCCAGGATCTCAGAAGGGCCTCCACGGAAGCGGATCTTCTTTTGGGTCCTCATAACTGAGGTATAAAAACTACCCCAGTAATTTATCGATCCTAATCTTTGTTTTCTTCTTCCCAGGCCTTCATCTTTTCGTTAGTTTTCTGCAATTCTTTCAACCGCTGCCGATAAACGTTGCCAACCCAG